TTTCTTTTATAACTTCTCTACGCTTAACCTGATTCTCCCTCTTCTTCTCCCTTCTTGCAGGTGTCTTAGCAATAGCAAGGTCACGAGTAGCTTTCTTTGCCGATGCCTCAGCACTTAGTTTCTGTTTACGCATACATACTATTTTAATGTCGATATTACTACTTATATACTTACACATAATACTAATTAATTACCAAAATACAATGTAAGCCAAGTTGTAAAACTAACACCTAATATCAAACTCATAAAGTGGGACATTAGGTTGTGCAATATAATCTAAATAGGCTAATGTCGCACTATTTGAAATGCAGTGGCATATAACACTGATTTATCCACTATTTATTTTTTAATAAAAAAATTTATACCCCCTAATGCATAACACCACACACTAAGCATCGTCATAAGATACCCCCCTAAAACAACATGGGGTAGCCTTTATAGAAACTCTTTCCATATATGTATGGATTATGTGATATATTTACAGATTACGTCAGATATATAGGGGTTGTGTTAGATATATAGGGATTGGGGGTTATACTACGCTAAACAATACGCAAACTAAAACCGAAAACGTTTTCCAAATCAAACCCCCCATAGTGTTTTACAAAAAAAGGGATATTATTTTTACCTTTTTATATATTAGAGTAATATATTCACCTTTTTCCTCCATACTATCTACCTTTTACTTGAAGTGTTACTTTAAGTGATGCTCTGTAACGTACGGTATGACAGGGATGAGGGAGGGGATACTCAAACTACCTTCCTGACTAACTTTTAACCCTACTAATTAACCAGCACTTTTAACTACTTACTAAAGTTGTATAACCTGCTAACATATCTAAGTTCCGGGCTGCTCCATTCCCTGGCTAGCATGTCTATTGTTTTATGTCTTGTTTGCCTTGTTACAATGATGGAGCAAATGTCTACTTTGGTATGTTTATACAAGTTGTATTTTCTATTCATACTGTATTAATTCACTTTAATATACTTTATGAAGGCCCCAATGCAGGTAATACTCCATTCCATTACGTTTGTCATTACTGTGCATTACATAGTACTATAATTTACTAACGAGGAACCAAAACATCGTTTGTCGATAAAATTATATCATTGGTCGAAGATATTTAGCCGTTAGTCTAATAATTGAATCAATTACATTTCTTTTGTACTATCTTTGCCTCGAACAAAAAAAGTATAAAATTAAATTTAAAAAATTATGAAATTAAATTCAAAACAAATAGAAGCCTTGTATAATTTAAAAAACAATTTTTGCCTTTTAAAAGTTGGGGATTATGGTTTTTATTCTGACAAATCTATTGGGGTTAAATGCAGTGATAAAGATGGAGACTTCAGCGTGACAATTAATGTAAATGGAACAATAACAAGTTGAAAAGATGAAAAAAGAAACTAAAATAAAAAAATTCTTTACGATCCAAAATGGACAATGGAAGGAAGCAAGTATTAATTCAGTAAATGTTGCCTGGCATTGGATAAATTTATACAATGATGATTTGACCATAAAAGGAATAGGAATGTACGAAAGAAGTAACACTAAAAACTAGAAACATGGAAATAATTACAAATATAAAAAAGTCAATAATGGGAACCATTCAATTTGACTTAAAAGCGAAAGGACATAGAGGTGAGCAAAATTTTGTCTGCTATCCAATAAGCAAAGAAGACAAAACCGTAAAAATTCAAAGCAGTAAAAGAATAGGAATTTTCAACCCCGAAATCGGTTTAATCGAATTGAGCAAAAGTCGCCCAGGAGGTTCTTACTTCATGCACCTGAGCTTTGATAAATTAGTAACAATACAACTAAGCAAAGAAGAAAATGAGGAGCTTAAAGCGGCAATTTTCAAGACGGCAAGCAGCGAAGCAGGGAAGGAAGAAAACGGATATATTCAAAGCGATAATTCAGGAGCGATAAACATAATTTAAAAACACAAACACAAACACTAAAAACTAAAAAAATGGATTATTCAAACGTAAATTTAAATAGTAATTATGAAACTTCACAAGCTATATTGGATAGCTATTCTTTTGACTGCTTATTGTTGGAGGTTAGTTGCAATCTAAGGGACCACCAATTAACAAAAGAAGGTATAAAAAAGCAATTTGAAGAGTCTCTTAACAGCAAAATCCAAAGTGCAAAAGATGTTTTTAACGCCAATATTGATAACATAGTCAAAAAGGCTAAACATGACAGAAAAAACTAAAACACAAAACACAAAAATAAAAACTAAGAAAATGAAAGATTTAAACATCCAAAGCGAATACAAAAAGAAAATTGAAAGCGTTAAAAATGCCGTAAACTATCAAAATTTAGATAGCTTAATTAAAGGAATTAACAAATTAGTGACAATCCATAAAGACTGGTTAGCAGTAGTAAATTCTGAAGCTAAAAAACAAGAGTTTAACGAATGGGAAAAAAGAAACGGTCTAGACTGGAACGAATATTTTCACGATTTTGAGGATTTTATAGAAAACGAATACCACGAACTAAAAGACAAATATCAAGACCTACATTTTGAAACGCATCAATTTTCAGCTTATTAACACTAAAAAAAATAGAAATTATGAAAACAATTATTAGAATAACTAACGATTACAACGGTACATTATCTTACGACAACTTCAAAGAAGATATTAATTATCTTGTTCACGAAATGGATATTTTCTGCGAAGTAAAAAATAATAATTTAAACAATATAGTTGAAGACGAAAAAAACTATGCAGGAAATAAAGATGACTACTCAAAACAGACTATTGTTAATGCTACTGGATACAGCCAAAACGAATGGGAAACTTATGTTTTATACCACAATTTAGAGGAAGACGACCGCAATTTGATTAGTCTAGTAAAGCAATTAAAAAGGAGTTTCACCCACTTCAATGACTATCAAGTTGAGAAGTTTGAAAGGACGACAATAGACGGCAAAGATTTTGATTCAGAACCTCACGACTACACTTGTTTATGCATTGACTTCATAGAGTTTCCTGAAAAGGAAGACATTATAAAAGAATATAATGAAATTTATGGAGTAGATTACGAAGAATATATAATAGAAATTTAAATTTAATAACAATAAAAACTAAGAAATTATGAAAACAATAAGTTGTTCAAAATTAGACGAATTAATACAAAGATACATAAGTAAAGGAGGTGAGTTTCTTTTGCTAAGGGAAGGCGTTTTAACTCTAGGCGATTTAATTTTATTCGATGCAAGCAATACTTTAAACAACTTTGTAATAAAAGAAGTTTATATTAACATCCATAGCAGCACTCAGTCAATTATATCTTACAGAACGTTACCGAAAAAATATTTAAAAATGATTGATGAACTTTATTAAAAAAACTTAAAAAATACAAACATGGTACATATAAAAATAACCGACGAAATATTATACCACAATAAAATAATTAATGTCGATACGTGTCATCTAACGAAGTACAGAGGCTGCTTTGAGGGAACACTATCAATAGAAGTCGAAAGCTCGTCAGACGTTTCCTTTGGTGGCGTTACTAAAGAATTTTACGGTGAGCATGACCAGGATGATTACAAAGAAAAGTATGGTTTTATATTAATTGACAAATAACATGAAAAAGAAAGGCAAAAAATTAGATTTTATAAGTTTCATAAAAAGAGACGGAAGCGGAACTATACCAATAGGTGCGGAATGGGATACCACGAAAGAATACCCAAAGATTGACGAAATTAGCTATCTAAATGACGAAGTATTTAGAGTTAAGTTACTTTCGATGGAAGAAGAAACATTTATAGCAAGGGGGTTTAATTCCTTTGTCGTTAAACTTAAAAAATAAAATACCTCCTTTTTACGATGCTAATATCATTGTAAAAATAGTGCGACATTAGCTTGTTAATTATATAACTTAATACCCTATTGTCCCACTATTGGAAAACCTTTATTTTTTTATAAAAAAATTAATACAGCCCTAAAGGAAACACAAGGCTACCAAATAAGAAACTATTATGAAAAAGACAAACAAAAGAGACGAAGGGATCGACAACTATGACCACAAGTCTAAACAACTAAAAGATATTATAGCATTCAGCTACTATATGAGAAAACTAAGGTTTGCTAAAGACCTGGGATTTGATAGCGTATCAAGTGCTATTGCAAGCATGAAGGACTTTAGGGTATTTAACACTGAGTTTAACAAAGTGTCGTATCTTTACTTACAAGTATTAAACTGAATGCTGTACACGTATAAATAAAAACAAAACATTTATAATTATTATTATATAATACTTGTGTATATAATATATACAATGTATATTTGCAGTATAATAATTAAAGCGTTAGAAATTATGACAATTCAAGAAGCACAAGATTTAAGAAAAGAAGGTTTTACAATAGTAGTAAACAACACTTATAAAAAAGTTTTATTAGTAACTAAAAACGAAGATGAAGCATACGAATTAAAAAATAAGTTCTTATTAAAAAATAAAGTTGTAAAAGTTTTTGGTGCATTAGTAAAAGTTTACAAAACAAAAAAAGCACAATTAGAAGATATTAAAAAAGCAAACGAAGATTTAAGATTAGGATTAAACTTTAGATTATGAAAAAACTTATAGATATAAAAATAGAAGATGTGCAACCGTTAAAGATATTAGCGGTTAAAGCAAATAAAGACTTAAAAAACTACATACAAGACGTATTAAGTGAGCACGTGTTGAAGGCGAAAAAAATTATTATGGAATACAACAATGTTATAAGAAACATTCAAAAAATTAAACCACAAAAAAACCCGACAACCAATAAAGGCTGTCGAGTTTAAAATAACACTATGAACACATTAATGTAAATATATACATCTTATTTAAGATAAAATGCTTACATTTACCAAAGATAAACACATTAAAACCTAATAAATAAACATTATGGAAGAAGTAAGAGCTAACATCGAGCACCTTAATTACGAAACGTGGTGCGTATGGACTGACATACTAAGGTTTCGAGAATTTAAAGACAAAGTAAATTCAAACGACATTCAGCAAATTACTAGAGAATCTCTTTTTAAAAACAAAACTGAGGATTTTGATTTAGTTGAATTATACGCAAAGTCCTTTTTGTCTTGCGTTAATTACGAAGAACTAACGGAAGTTATTAACGAAAACATAGACAATGCGAAGAGGTAGGAATCAAATAGAATACAACAACATCGTTAATAAGATAAGAATTTGTGAAAGTCACGACCAAGTTTTTAAAGTCCTGGATTGGATACACTCTTATGAAAAATTAAACGGTAAAACTTCAGCAGACGAATTAAGGTCTGAAGCAATTAAACAAATTAAAAACATATAACTATGTATTATAACACAACAAACGAAAGCGGAGAAAAGTTAAAGGAATACAAAAAGAAAGCATTAACTCAAAAGCAGGTGATAATGGAAGCTATGAATTACGCTCAATCGGCTTTAACAACAAAGGGGAAAATGTTTACTACATCTGCATCTGTCTTAGGAACTCTTGATGCGTTCCTAAAAACACCAATAACATCCATTAGGAGAGCTTTAACGAACTTGGTTCACAGTGGAGACTTGATGTATACGGGAGAGAAAAGAAAGGGCTTACATGGAAGGGATGAATCAATGGTTCAACTTGGAAACAAATATTAATAAATAAACACAAAACAAGGTATTATTTGGCACAGCACAGTGCCTTTTTTAATATTACACCTAACGTTTAGTATATGAGCCGTTTTTTCTATGGCTTATATACATTGTTGCAGCACGTTAATTTTAAAACAAATAATTATGATAACAAATTGGAATGACAAGATAACCTTTGGAAAATTTAAAGGTGATACGGTAAAAGAAGTTTTTGAATATGATGCAACTTACTTATGGTGGGCGATGATGAATACAGATAATACAAACTTTGCAGAAGAAGTGAAAAATGCTATTCAAAAACGAACCGAAGAGATAAATGCTGAAAAGTATGAGGATTTATCTTGGGGTGATTTCTGCACCTTATATAACACAGGAAGAGGTTTATTTATTCTTACGAGAGCAAATACCACAATTGGTTTGAAAAACCAAAAGAGCGTTGGCAAAAATTAATAAAATATTGTGCCTAACAACGTTATAAGAAACATTCAAAAAATTGAACCAATGACAGAATCAATAAAGGCGGTGATTATAGACATTTGTAACCACAAACCAACACCTAGAGAATTAGAAAACTTAGTTCATTTAATTGAACAAGAATTAGAATTAAAAACAACATCTAAATATGCAAAGCATCATTCTATATCTTTCAATGGAGCTAAAAACAATAGGCATCACTTCCTATTCTGCGGGATAAAGATTCATTATGATGGATACACGAAAAACAAATTACCTTTTTAAAATAAAAAACAAAATTATGAGTAGAGAATTAGAATCATTAGACAGCATAATGACAATAGTATGTAAATACTACGGTCTTAATAAAAACGAAGTACTATCGCCAAACAGAAGTAGAGAATTAGTTACAGCCAGGCAAATGTTTTGTACCTTAGCAAGAACATACACAAGGTCAACATTAAAAATGATGGGTGTTTACCTTAGTAGGAACCATTCTTCAGTGATAAATAACATTTCAAAAATGAAAGACTTGTGTGAGACAGATAGAGAGATGAGACACGATATTGAAACCATTGTAGAAACGAACCCTGAGCTATGTAATATCAATAATTATATTTTCAATATAAAGACTATATTACAGGACGAAATTACAAGCGATATGTGGAAGGGTAGCAGCAAGGTTGATACACTAAGAGGTGTTAAGTATTTTGAGTTAGTAGAGGCGCTAGGACAGCCCACGCAGACGTTTGAGGAAGGAGAGAAGAGTAGCGTTGAATGGGTTGTAAGATTTGGGGATTATTACTACACGATATACGATTGGAAAACTTACGATAGGGAGTATACTATTAGCGAGTTGAATGTATGGAGTATTGGAGGTAAGTCTTCGTCAATAGCTTTTAAGAGTTCACTAATGAATTTAATAGATGCAGCTTATGTATCAATAAGAAAATAAAAAGATTATGAAATATATGGGAAGTAAAAACAGAATTGCAAAGCATATACTACCAATAATGCTTGAACACAGAACGCCTGAAATGACTTGGGTTGAACCTTTTGTTGGTGGCGCAAATATGATTGACAAAGTTGATGGTAAGCGAATAGGTGCAGATTTGAATGAGTATGTAATTTCTTTACTTAACCAAATGAGTAAGCCAAACTATAAAGCACCTGAAATTAATGAGGAAAAATACAATGATATTAAAAAATACCCAAGCCAATACCCAAGATGGGTTGTGGGTTATGCCGCAACTCAATTAAGTTATGGTGGCAAATGGTTTGGCGGATATAGAAGAGACAAGCAAGGTAAAAGAAATTACTGCTTAGAAGCACAAAAAAACGTAAACAAGCAGAGTGAAAATATACAGAATGTTAATTTTATACATTGCAGTTATAATGAACTTCCTTTGAATAGCGATAATTGCTTAATTTACTGCGACCCTCCTTATGAAGGTACTACAAGTTATAAGGATTCATTTGACCACATCCAATTTTGGAATTGGTGCAGGGAAATGAGTGATAGAGGTCATCAAGTATTTGTAAGCGAGTACAATGCACCTGGCGACTTTAAAAGTATATACAGTAAAGAAGTAAATAGTTCGCTTACAAAAGATACAGGAAGTAAGAAAGCTAACGAACAGCTATTTATGTATTGTGGCTAACGTATTGTAATATGGTTAGTTGGCTTTTTAGCCAATTTATTATATTACGTGTTGTACACTGTATTGCGGTTAAATAAAAACAAACTTTAAATTTATGAACGAACTTAGTAATAATATTTTTTTGAGCGATGGCAAAATGGCTGACGATAGGAAGACAAATAACCTATTATGGTTTGGTAACTGCTTACAAGAAATGAAACGAATACCAAATAAAAGTATTGACCTTATTTGTTGTGATTTACCTTATGGTACTACTGCTTGTAGTTGGGATATAATAATACCTTTTGATTTGCTTTGGAAAGAATATAAAAGAGTGATTAAAGACAAAGGTGTTATTGTTTTGTTTGGTTCTGAACCATTCTCTACGCTTTTAAGAGCGAGTAATTTACAGCAATATAAATATGATTGGATTTGGGAAAAGAATAATGCAGGTAACTTTCAATTAGTAAATTACCAACCATTAAAAGTACACGAAAATATATCTGTTTTTTATAATGAAACACCAAACCTTGAATTTTCTGAAATTATGAAAAGTAATATGAAAAGGCTTAATTTAAAACAAATTGACGTTTCAAAAATACAATTATCTAAAAACGGAAATATAACAGGTTGGGTTACAAATAAATTAAATGGTTCTCAATTACCTACAAAAGAGCAATGGATTAAAATATGCGATTTATTTAAAATAGATGATAATTATAACGAAATACTAAATAATGTAAAAAGTATTACTTATAACTTGGATTTACAAGATACAGACATTGAATGTAGTAACAAGGGTAAAGCAGGAAGTTTAGGACATTTATCATCTGAAAGTAAGAGAGACACTTATACTCAAACAAAAACAGGCTACCCAAAAAGTATATTAAAGTACAATAGAGAAAACGATTACCATACAACACAAAAACCATTAGGATTGATTAAGTTTTTTATAGAAACTTACTCTAATAAAGGTGAATGGGTTTTAGACAATACTTGTGGAAGTGATACAACAGGAATTGCAAGTTTTGAACTTGGTAGAAATAGCATAAGTATTGAGAATGATTTATCTATTTACAAACTTGCTAAAAAAAGAAGGGAAGAAAAAAAAATTATTACGGTTGATACGCACGAACCCTTAATTAATGCACAGACTTAGCAATATTGTGTACAACAACATTATAAGAAACATTCAAAAAATTGAACCAATAAATAAAAAGATTACAATTAAATAATAACAAAGCACTAAAGATATGACAGCACTGGAATTTATACAAAGAATAGACCGATATACGTTTAAAAAGATAGTATGTAGCCACAGTGATGCAGAACGTAGAAGGAACTTAACGGAGAGGTTGGACGATATTACAATATTGGATTCAGATATAGCCACAATAGAAGCATTACACGACCTGTTGCTAGATAGAGAAGGGTATCCGTTAAAGCACCCAACATTAAGGAGAAGTAGAGAGCTGACGGGCAAGTTGCATAGAATAATAGATGCTAATTTTAATAAATAAAACTATGACAAAAAAAGAAATGGAAGTGCTAACAGAGATGATAGCGGGAAGACTATTAGAGTCGATAGTGGAAAGACTATTATTTAGACAGCAGGAAATTGACGATGCCTTTATTAAGCAAATGTCAGAGCATGAAAAAGAGGATATGATACAAGTGGTATTCCATCCAGAAGAAATAGAAGAAACAGAGAAGCCATCTCAAAAAGAGATTTACTTGCAGAAAATAAAAGACTTGCAAAAGGAATTGTTTCATCAAGAAGACTTGGAGCATTACGAAGTGGCTGACACATTAAAGAAAACTATTGAAGAACTAAAACGTAGAATAGATGAAGACTTTTAGAGTTATAAGGCACATAAGGTACACCGCTAGTATGATATACTTTTTGAAGTACAACATACTTAACGATGCCCTTGATTTAAATGTAAATGAAACAAACATTTTTTTATTTAAAAAATATAGCAAACGGCTTCACTTGTTGCGGATGTGACATTAGGCTATTAAGTATATTAATTAACAAGCTAATGTCGCACGAAAGAAAAATAGAATACTTGCACAAAAGGCAAGTTATATATAGGAGCTTGCCAACAACAGATGAGCCGACACAATCTTATGAATGGGGATGGTACTATAAAGATGGTACGATGCAATGCTTCCAGCTATTTGCAACCCCTAATAAAATAAATACCTTAAAGTCTCTTAGATGGCACTTGTTTGTCATTAGATACTTAAATAAAAATATGGGTCAAGAAAAATTTGATGCAATTGCAAAGTTTATCTGTAATAAGTCAAATGGTTTTACTACCTTTGCCCTAAGAAGTTCGTTAATAGAGTTTACAATTGAAGACATCGGGAACCGAGAGATGACAACTCAGCCGCCAAACAAGTCTAGGAAAGTAATATTTAAGCCAATGTGTGGCCTTACTAAAGTAGAAAAACTAAGGATAGTTGGCTCGGTGATAGGTAGAAGTACAGTGGTAACAAAAGATAACATATACGATTGTATGTTGTCTATTAACGAAGGGAATGAAAAGATAACGATTACGAGAATAGCCACGATGCTATCTTGCAACAGAAAAACTATTGCAAGGAATATCGGAGATGAATTGAAGAATGAGATTGACACTCTCAATGATGTAATATGAACACATTGGTAATTTAACCAATGAAATATGAAAAAGTATAATGTAGAGAGTTACGTTCGGTATAAGAATGATGTTAAATCATCTATGCCAGAAGATAAGCCATACGCTGAATATAGTAGGGATGAATTAATAGTTAGATTCCTCCCGTTAGTGGAGAACTTATCCAGGAAGTTTGCAAGTTCAGAACAAGCTATTGGGATACTAACAATCAACGACCTCATACAGATAGGTGCTGAGGCTTTAGTTAGAGCAGTAGATAGAGTAGACTTTGTTAGATTATATGAGTCAGAAGACATCGACAAAACTTTAAAATCTTTTCTTAGTAAAAGAATCAAGGGTGCTATTAGACGAAGGATTGATATGAATAGTGGCTCTATGAGAATACCTGAAGAGAAACGAAATAAGATGCGAAAGAATCCTGATGACAAAAAAATGGTGCAGTTGTTTTTTAATTCTATATTCTTGTCTCTCGATAATGTAGCTCAAAATGAAGATGGAGAAACAATGTATCAGCAGATTATTGACAACTCTGAGCCTTATAACATAGCTTTCCTTAACGCTTATTTAAAAGGGTTAATGAGTAAGCACCTTGATAATAGAGAGTATGAAGTCTTGAGGTTGTCTTATGGGTTGGATTGTGATAAGCACTCAGCCTTGCAGATAGCCGATATAATGGATATACAAGGTGTGAGTAGGCACGTTAGAGTTTCGGAGTTGAAGAAACAAGCCGTAGATACATTAGTGGAAAATGTAGACAGTAACCAAGTATTAGATTATTTGTAAATAAAAATGCGGGTTCGCCCCATTGTAGCTAATGGTTTGGCTATAAACAGCGTTGTGAGGCACGAACAAAGATATAAGATATGAGTAAGAAAAAATTATTAGTTACATTTAGCGGAGGAGAAACTTCTGCTTTTATGGGGAATTGGTTAAATAAAAAAATGCAAAACGAATATGAGATGCTTTTTGTTTTTGCTAACACAGGTGTTGAAAGTAACGAAACTTTAGAGTTTGTACATAAATGCGAAAAAGAATTTGGGTTGGACATTAAATGGATTGAAGCCAAAGTTTACCATAATCAAAGAAAAAGTACAGGTTTTAAAATAGTTGATTATAATTCTGCTACAAGAAATACAGATTGGAAAAATACAACAGATACACCTTTTGAAGAAGTTGTAAAGAAGTATGGAATACCAAATCATTCTCGTTTACATTGTACAAGGGAATTAAAAATGAATCCTATTAAAAACTATGCAAAAAGTATTTGGGGTAAGGAAAAATATTATTTAGCATTAGGTATTAGAATTGACGAAATAGATAGGATGAACGCTAAAAAAGACGAATTAAGATTAGTTTACCCTTTAATTCAAAAAAATATGCAACCAATGACAAAAAAGCATATAAATTTTTGGTGGGATCAACAAAAATTTAGATTGATTTTAAAAGGGTATCAGGGTAATTGTGGTGCTTGTTATAAGAAGAGTAACAATAAGTTGATGCAAATGGTAAAAGATGATATTAATTATTTTGAATTTTTAGATTACCTTGAAAATAAATACGGAAATCCTAATGGTAGAGTTCCTGAAAAAGTTTATTACGAATATAAAGATGAATTTGGAGAAACTATTACAGGATATGAAATGGAAAAAGTACCAACAGAAGAATATAAAAATGTGTTTTTTAGGAACTTTGTAAGTGTAAAAGAAATGATTGAAATGAGTAAAGGGTTTGATAAAATAGTTAAAGACGATAGTATTGATACTAATTTTCAAGAATCTCTTTTTGACGAAACAGAGAGTTGTGAAGTTTTTTCAGATTGTGGAGAATGAGTAAGCACATAACAGTGGTGGGCTTTTTTAAAATATTAAACCTAACGCTGAGTGTAAGCGGTCGTTTTAATGCCGTTTTACACATTGTTAGGCACTTTTTAAAAATACGGATTAAATGGAAGGAATAAACTTAATACACGGAGATAGCTTACAAGCGTTAAAAGGCTATGCTGATAATCATTTTGATGTGGCTATTGTTGACCCACCTTACGGAATTGGTGAAAGTTCTAATGACAATAAAAGCCGTTCTAAACTTGCAAAAGCAAAAGATTATGGCAATAAAAATTGGGATGATAAAGCACCTGATTTAGAATACTTTACTGAACTAAAAAGAGTATCTAAAAATCAAATAATTTTTGGTGCAAACCATTTTATTGAAAATATACCAAAAGCCAATAGCAGTTGTTGGATTGTTTGGGATAAAGTAAATGGCGAAAGTGATTTCGCTGATTGTGAATTGGCGTGGTGTTCTTTTAATTCTGCAGTAAGATTAAAATCTTTAAGATGGGCAGGAATGCTTCAGCACGATATGAAAAATAAAGAGTTTAGAATACACCCAACACAAAAACCTGTTCAGCTTTACAAATGGCTTTTAGAAAACTACACAAATGAAAAGGATTTTATTTTAGACACACATTTAGGAAGCGGAAGCATAGCCATAGCCTGCCACTATATGAAACGGAACTTAATAGGTTATGAAATTGACAAAGAGTACTACGATGCAGCTTGTAAGCGATTCAAAGAACAAACGATGCAGCAAACACTATGGTAGTATTTTTAATTGTGCCTAACAATGTTATAAGAAACATTCAAAAAATTGAACCATTAATTTATTATTTTAAACAACAATTGTCACAAATTAAACCTATATTTGTGACAAATAAATAAACACTATGAAAACAATTAACGACAAGCTGGCAATAATCCAGACACAATTCAAATCAAAAAAGAGTAGGTTCAACGCCTTCGGTAAGTACTACTTCCGTAGTGCAGAAGATATCCTAGAAGCTACCAAGCCTTTCCTCATTGAATTAGGAGTAACAGTTACAGTGAAAGAGAAGCTATTAAGTACAGAGCCATTCCCTATTATGGAAATGACTGCCACTATCTCAGATGGAGAGAATGCTATACACGCAAATAGTATAGTTGGCGTTGACCTTGAGCAAAAGGGTATGCAGATGCCACAGAAGTTTGGTTCTTCTTCAAGTTACGGTAAGAAGTATGCGCTTGGGAATCTATTTTTAATAGACGACACGGCAGACAGCGACGCAAGTAACACCCACGACAAATCAACCCCTAAGAAAGCCTTAGTGTCAGATAGCGATAGCTTCAACAAAGCTAAAGAGTATATTAAAAAAGGTGGTAGTATTGATGACATCAAAGGAAAGTATACCTTAACGAAAGACGTAGAAACTAAATTAACAACACTTTAAGATATGGACAAGAAAGAAATACTAGAGAGATTAAAAATTGATGAAGACTACTATGGAGAGTTTGGTCAACAATACCTAAGCAATTCAAATATAGGTACGCTATTCAGCAATCCTTTGATGCTAAAAGAAAAGACAGAGCCAACCTCAGCAATGATTGTAGGTGGTTACTTTCATACAGCAATACTGGAGCCAGAAAAGTTAAAAAACTTCAAGGTGGTGGATGCCTCAACTCGTAACACTAAAATTTACCGAGAAGAGTCGGGAGAAGAAATGTGCTTGCTTAAACACGAAGCAGATAAAGTTGACGACCTCGTAAAGGCTCTATTGGAAAACGACACTTGCAGCGACTTGATTAATCGATATAACGTAGAATACGAGGTTCCAAATATAGTTGGAATTGAGGGTAATATGTGGAAGGGTAAGGCGGATATTATCAATCACGACAAGAAACTTATAGTTGACTTGAAAACAACATCCGATATAAACGGTTTTAACTTTTCTGCTAAGAAATATAATTACGACAGTCAAGCTTACATATACCGCAAGATGTTTGGATACGATATGCTATTCGTAGTTATAGATAAAGGAACGCAGCAGATAGGCTTATTCGACTGCTCAGAGGAGTTCTACGATAGAGGCGCAGATAAAGTCAAGAAGGCAACAGAGATATACGATATGTTTTACAAGACAGAAGGTTTTAATTCTAAACAATTTTTTATAAACCGTACATTATAGTACACAAAAACAATTAATTATGGCATCAATTATTAACACAAGTATCAATCTTGACAGTATTGATAAGACAAAAATTATTCAAGGTAAAAAAGGTAAGTACCTACCTATTACAATCGTGATTAACGACGAGACAGACCAGTTCGGGAATCAAGGCCCAGTGACGTTAACTCAATCAAAAGAAGAGAGAGATAGCAAAGCAACGAAGGTTTACTTAGGTAATATAAAGGTTGTATGGACTAATGGGGACAATGTAGCAGCAGCACCAAAAGATGGTCAGCAACAGCAAGCCCCAAATAAGCAGAAACATCCTGCCGATGACCTCCCTTTTTAAGTAACACGCAAACACATAACCTATGAACGTAGAGAAATCAGAAATAAACGGATTCTTAATAGATGAGTTTAATCAATATAGCCTATCAGAAGGTAAAACGCAGGGGACTTGTCCCTTGTGTTCTTCCGATAGGAAACAAGAGAATAAAAAAACCAACTGCGCTTCTTATGATTGGGAGCGAGGGATAGGTACTTGTCACAACTGTAGCAATAGTTTTCAGTTGCATACATACAAAAGAAAAGGTAATTCGGAGAAGGTTTACGTTAGACCTGAATTGCAAGAAGTTGTAGTGGTAAACAATACTAAAGTAGAGGATTGGTTTATGACCAGGGGTATATCTAAAGATACCTTGACGGATATGAGAATATCTGAGGGCGTTGAGTGGATGCCTCAAACACGCAAAGAAGAAAATACAATACAATTTAATTACTTTATGGGTGACACTCTTGTCAATGTAAAGTATCGTGATGGACGAAAGAATTTTAAGTTATTCAAGGGTGCTGAAAAAGTGTTTTACAACATAAATAGCACAGTCGGATACGACCACTGCATTATTGTTGAAGGAGAGATGGATGTCTTAGCATTTCACGAAGCAGGTGTTAAGAACGTTGTTTCTGTACCTAATGGAGCAACTCTTAATAGCAACAATCTGGATTACTTAGATAATTGCATTGACTATTTCGAGGACAAAGAAAAAATAATTTTAGCAGTTGACTCTGACGATGCAGGGCAAGCGTTGCAAGCGGAGTTGATTAGAAGGCTTGGTTCAGAGGTTTGCTTTTTAGCTACATTCGAGGACTGCAAAGATGCTAATGAATATCTAATAAAGCATGGCAAAGAAAAACTTGCATTAAGAATTAAAAACGCAAAACCCGTACCACTCGAAAATGTTGTTACATTTAGAGATATTGAAGACGACATTACAGATTTCGTTCGCAATGGTTTTAAAAAGGGATTTCAGATTGGTCTTGATAACTTTGACAACATATTCTCAACTTATACTGGTCAGTTTATTACTGTTACTGGCATCCCTTCAAGTGGCAAGTCGGATTTTGTTGACCAAATGGTTGTTGGATACAATAAAAACTATGGTTGGAAAACAGCATTTTCTTCGCCTGAGAATGCACCAACTTATCTGCATGCACATAAGCTAATGCGTAAGACTTGGGAGGGTATGCCATCTAAGGAGGATATTGGTGGAGACAAGTGGAACATCATAGCGGAGCATTGCAATAGCAATTACTACCACATAGATATGGAGCGTTACACACTTGAGTCGGTTCTTCGTAAAGGTGCAGAATTAGTGAAACGAAAAGGTATTAAGTGTTTAGTAATTGACCCGTTTAATAAAGTTAGAGATGTAGACTGCAATAGTGACGATGTAAATAGGTATACAATGGAGTACCTTATGAAGATAGAGGTGTTTGCTAAGAAGTACGATGTCCTTGTTTTCATTGTGGCGCATCCAACTAAGATGTATAAAGACAATAGCGGAAAGACAGAGGAACCTACAATGTATAACATTAAAGGTGGTGGAGAATGGTACGATGCAAGTTATCATGGCTTGCTGGTTCATAGAAACTACGAGGAAAAAACTGTAAAGGTTAAAGTACTGAAGGTTAAGTTCCAAAACCTTGGAGACAATGGGGCTGAAGCCCACTTTACTTGGGAGCCAAACTCTGGTTGTTATATACCTCACGTTGCAGACACAATGAAGGATGAAAAAATGCCTTGGGAATAATAAATACAAATCCAAAGTGGTCGAATTACACCACTTTAAATAATTAATAATGCCTAACATTAAAAGCAAAGACCCTTGGGATATGGGAGTGTATTACGTTACCCCTAAAGATTACTTAGCTTCCGCTTGGTGCTTGAAGAACAGCATAACTGTTTATCCAGTAGCTAAGTCAGTTGGACAGTGGTGGTTAGAAATTGACATAAATGGTAACGTACATAGGTCGCCTCACATATATCCAAAGAATATTGTTTGGCAAAAGTTACACGAGTATTACCGATATTATTACGATAAAAAATAAAATTATGAAAGAACAAGACTTAGTAGATTTAAAATTCGAGAAACAACAAGAAACAGCAGAAAGCTCAGGGTGCGATAAAGATTGGCATTACTACACATTAGATATTGGAGATATTTGTTTTATTAGTAACGAAAATAACGATGCCGATGAGTGGTGTATTGAGATTTTTGATTTTGATACCATGGCTATAAAAGAAAAAGCAGACGCAGAGGATCTGATAAATTTAGTTAGAAAAAATACATCCGTTTAAATACTTATATTTACAAAAATTAAATAAAACAACATGGAAGAATTTAAAGGAACACAAGGCAAGTGGAAGGCAGGGAGAGTTAAACATTCAAAATGCGAGTTTAAGGGTGGTCACATTTACATTAATTCTGATGACCATTCTCAAATGGTAAAGGTAATGTTTTCGCCTAGCTCATTAAAAAAGTGTAAAAACAACGCTAACCTAATCGCAGCAGCTCCCGAGTTATTACAAGCTTTGCAAGAAAGCCAAAGATTTTTAAATTACTTAGGATCAAAAGAAGCAGGGCAACAGTATTTTAAAAACATGAATATAATCAACAAAGCACTAAACATAAAATAAAATGTGTAGAACAAGAAAAGAAGAGTACGATGATTATTTAAGAGAATACCCTTTTAC